GAACCACCTGAGTCGTACTTCACCCGCAACAGGCTGGTATCCCACTCCAGTACGTCGGCTTTGCTCTCTAAGTCCTCGCGGGTCAGGGTGGTGCCGGGGACCGGGCCTTCGTAGCTCCCCGCATTGCCCAGATGCGCCGTGTTGTTCTCCACCCGTTCGGCGTAATCCGCCTCCAGGTTCTCGATTTCGTCGATCCATCGTTGCACCTGGGTGACGGCGGCAGCGGAGGTGATCGCCACCCGGTTGAGGATTGCGGTCAGCTCGGTCAGGTTGGTCACCGATAATGGCCAGCCGGCATACCCTCGAATCAGCTCACGGTCATCCCGTGGCGTCACCCGCCAGGCGGCGTTTAGGGTTGGGATGGTCATGGGGCTATGCGATCTGCTGCAGGTTTCCGGGAAAGCTGCGGTAGTAATCGGAGATTCCCGTGTACGGCAAAATGGCAAGCAAGGGCGCAGGCAAAGACGCAATGGCGATGGGCAAGGGCAAGAAGGGTGGCAGCTCAATGTCCATGGCGATGCCCAAAAAAGCCAAGCCCGCCAAGCCCGCCAAGTCTGCCCGCTCAAAGGCCAAGTAATCAGCCTGGGGCGTGCCACTGCCTGATTCTTGCCGCCCTGTCAGAGCAGAAGAACGGCTGCGCTTGGTACCAGGCCCAGACATCGCAGTGGTTTTTCGACACATTGCAACCAGCACAGGCCGGGACTAGGTTGGCGCGGTCAGTGGTTCCCCCCTTGGCCTTGGGGATCACATGATCGAGCGTGACCTTCTCGGGCTGGCACCCGCAGTAGGCGCAGGCTCCATTCCAGGCGTCAATGATCTCGCGCCGGAAGCTGCTCTTTGTGAGCCGCTTGGTCACCAGCACTGTCCCCTCGATGTGGGACGCCACTTAGGCGAGCTTCTGCAGCCAGGCTCGGGCGCTCAAGCCGATGGATCGTTGCAACATGGCGACGACCTTGTGCCCACTGCGTGGCGGCATGGCCACGGCAACTTCACGCAGCACCTGCCGCGTAGCCTCTTCATCCCTGGCCCCTACCGTGGCATGAAGGGTCAGGAAGGCCCGCAGTTCGGGGGGCATCGGTGCGGCCGTAGCGAGGGGCATCGGTGCGTGGCGTTTCCTCAGCTTGCCAGGGTGGCTTAGGGAATGGCAATGGCTTAGGATGGGCGGGCCGGGGTCCTCATGGGAGTGGGGCTGACGCCCCGGCACCTATTCACCACCGCAGGAAAAACTCATGCAATCCCGCAGCAACAATGATGTTGTTTTTTGGTCTGTCACGGCTATTGCCGTAATTGGCGCTTTTGCCCTGGTCTTTTTTGGTTGGCCCGTCTATAACGTTTGGACCAAGGGTATGGGCGGCGAAGCATTGCTTCGCGAGGCCGAGTCCACCCGCCGAGTTTCGGTCCTTGAGGCTACGGCTAAGCGCGATTCTGCCGTAATGCTGGCCAGCGCTGAGATTGAGCGAGCCAAGGGCGTCGCCGAAGCAAACAAGATCATCGGCGCTTCGCTAGAAAACAATCCCCGCTACCTCCAGTACCTCTACATCACCGAGCTAGCCGAGGGGGCTGAAAAAGGCAACAAAACCATCTACATCCCCACTGAAGGCGGTTTGCCTGTACCAACTTTAGATATTCGCGATCGGAGCAAATGAGCGTCAACCATTTTTTTGCAAGTTTCCCTCTCCCTTTAGCGATAAGGCACTGATTCAGGGAGGGGGTGCCCCTCCCGTTTTTATTCACCACCACCGATCAACCCATGCAACCACGCGCACAGCACCTTGAATGGTGCAAGAAACGAGCACTGGCCTACGTGGATCAGGGGTATTTGCAGCAGGCGCTGAGTTCGATAATCAGTGACCTTAGGAAGCACCCTAAGACCGCAGATCACCCAGGCATTGCGCTTGCCCTGGGCAGGATGGCATTTGGCGACCTGACCACAAGCGGGCAGGTGCGCGAGTTCATTGAAGGATTCAACTGATCACCACCGACCGACCGACCATGCCTGAACCTTGCTTTCGCGCTGCCTTGAAGCAGCTAGCTGACGCTGTTGACGGGTGGCAGATGGCCTACGGCCTTAATGCGGATGACCCGCTTTACATTGCGATGAATCACGCCCGCAAGGCGTTAAGGGAGTCCGAGCTGCTTTCATCCGGGAAGCTGGTCAGCGAGCGCATTATTGAGCTTTTGGATGAAGTTGAGCAAAGGGGGCTTGTTCCAGATGAGATTATTGTCGGTACTAGCGCTGAGCAGCTACTGCGCAAGGAAATGCGCAAAGCGCTTGTATTGAAGCGCAAAGATGATGAGCCCTTTCTAAGAGTGCAAGACCTAATGTATTTCCACGGCATCCCAGTAACCAAAATCGACTCAGAAGCTGCTGAGTATGTTGCTATTGAATGCCAGCAGTGACGCCACACGACCCACCTATTCACCGCCACCGATGACCAACCCCGAACCCCCCAGCAACACCCCTCCTAGCCGCCAATTCCCCTACCACCTCGCTGAACGTTCGCCCACCTGCCGGAGCATCCAATGGTGCCGACGGCTGCAGGCTGCGGGTGCGATCGGGGAATAGGTATCGCTCGCTGGCTGTTGGTGCGGTCAGGGCACGCTGCAGCAGCCCCCTGGCCCGTTCCTCGCTGATCCCCTCCGCTTTGGCCAGGGCCCTGACTCCTGCCGCTTGCTCCTCCCGCCAGAAAGCGTTATCGAGCAGGGTGTCACGAATCACCGGGTCAGCTTCCAGCACCTCATCAGCCGGCAACGGGACCGGCGTACATCGGCATTGTGGATGGGCTGGGATGACCACCTGATCAGATGGGTAGATGCGCCCATGGCGGCTGAGGCACCAGCGGCAGGTGCGCTCATCGGTGGCGGCCACCCAGCGGATAAAGCTGAAGCCCTCGGCCAGGTTGTGATCAATGGCCCCACGGACATAGGCATTGGCCAGTTCTGACCGGGCGATCACCTCGGCACGCTGGCGGAGCCCCATCCGTGCGGTCTTGCCCGTGGGGTCGGTTGTGCCCTCTAGCGCCCCAACGATCTGCCGTTCAAGCCGCTTGGGGCCCCAGCCACGGGCGACCCCTTCGCCGACGATTTGCGCGATCTGATCACGGAACCGTGCGGATTCACCCGACATGAAGGCAGTAGCGGTCTGAACGGCGGCACGGATCGCCAACGGATTGGCCCCGGCGAAGGCGGCGCTGGTACCGGTGACGATCGTCTGCAGCGCGGCCGCAGCTTCACCGCCGATGGCCAGAGCCTCGACTAGATCGGTGGTGAACTGGCGCTGCCAGGCGGTGATTTCCTCTGGCGGCAGGAACTGCTGAGCGTCCCGCAGGATGGCCCGGTACTTGGCGGTTGCTTCGGCGGAGCTGTAGGCGCCGGGGGCCCTGATGGGATTGCCCTCAGGGTCAAGATCGGAGGGGCCCACGGCGTTGAGGTAGGCCGCATAGTGCCGCTTCATGTCACCTAGCACGCGATCCAGGGCGGTGCGCAGCATGGCGGTGGTGTTGGCCAGCGTGCGTGCTTCCAACTGGTCAAGGATGGCGGCGTAGTCGTCAACGACTCCGACGATGCGGGTGGTCATCGGTTAGCGGCGACCCTTTCGACCTTTTATGACTCGTTTTCTTGCGTTTTCCAGATTTGCCTCTGCCCTATTTCGATTACTTCCTGAAAGACCGGTCATTATACCAATCGGCCGGCGTACAACTGCAGGGCTTAGTCCTATAGCTTTTCCTACTGCTCTTTGACGGTTGTAGATAGCGTTTGCAGCACTGCGAACCACGGCGCTTCTTGCGTTCAGCTTGTTACTTAAATAAGTTGAGTTCTTCGGGGCAAGGGCACGCTGCCTTCTGTCTTTAACAGCGTTCATGCTTGTATCAACCTTCTTCACCGGCTTAGCTGCTACAGCCCTCGCCTTCACCCTCGCCGTCACCGCCCCTTGCTTCAACCCCTTGGGCTTGGCCACGGTGCCCCTCGATGCCGCACCTTTCACCGCCGTACGATTCCGCTCCTTGCTGGCCTTCAGGTAAGTACCAGCCCGCGTGACCGCCCCACGCTGGGCTGGTGATGCCCCAGGACCCGCCTTCGCCCTGGCACGCCTGAGGCTGGCCCGTGCCGCCAGCGTCCCCCCAGTGCTAAGCGGTTCTGCGCTCTTACCAGGCTTGATGCGGCCAAGCATCTGCCGCTGAATTGCCATCGTTTGCTGCCGTTGCTGCCGCGCCTTGCCACGCTTGCCGGCGCCTTCGTTCATTTTCTGGCCCGATAACCGAGCACGGGAAACACCGCCAACCTTGGGCGCCTTGATTCTGGATCCTGGGGCCTGAGTCGGCTTGACGGTAGCGGCAGGTTTGGCCGATCCCCTCGCCTTACCACCCTTTCCCACGGTGCCAGCCCTAGGCGCTGCCGTCATCTGACTGGTCTGCGTCGCTCGCTTGTTCCCGGTTGCGGTACGCAGCCTGCCGCCCCGCGCAGTAGCTCCGGTGCCACTACTGGCAAACCTGCCACGGTTATCCCTGGAGTATTTCCTGGCCATGCCGATCAGCCAATTCTACCCAAGCTTTCCTGTCAACCTTTCTTGTTGCGACGCCCTTTCTTTGGTGCCCCAACAGTGTTTCGTGGCCCTGGGCGCAGATTGTTCTTCCCTCTTGACGGTTTACCAGGCCCCGTAAATGCCAGCTGGTTGCCATAGGTCACACGGGCTCTGGCCGCAGGCTTGCTACCCTTTTCTGCTGCCGCTGTAGCTCGCTCCATGCGACGCCGAATCGCCTTGGCGCCATATCTGCTGCCGATTGTTCCCATTTCAGCTTGAGATATTAGGCGATCGGTTGGGTCCTTGGAGAATCGATTGATAATTGATTTTGCATTGCTGCGCTCAAAGCTTCGACGCGCTTTATCAAGCTTAGGTTGTACCTTTTTTATTCTATCATTAAAGCTGGTAATAGAATT